GTCACCCGTTCTTTGTGTGCGCGATTCCCCAGGCCGGGCAGAGCGATGACGCCCGCCAAGAAGGCGCCGGCCAAGTCGACGGCGCCGGCCAAGAAGCGCACCCCCAAGAAGGCCCCGTCCCGGACGACCAAAGCGAAGCCCGCTCCGGCAGAGCAGGCGCCCCAAGCCGGCTGGAGCGGCGACCGCGCCGCTGACCTCCGCGACGACTACGAGCGGCTCGGCCAGCTGCTCAAGGTCGAGACCGGCTCGGCGGCCGCCGCCATCGCTCGATAGCGCCGCATCGTCGGCGAGATCCTCGAGCGGATCAGCTCACCGGCGGAGGCACCGCTTGTCGATGAACTGGCAGCGCGCCGTCGTCCCTCCGCCGAAGCTCCTCGTCCTCCCGCCCGACGCCGCAAGTCTGGATGAAGCCCACGCCGCCATCGAGCAGTGGGAGTACTACTCCGGCAAGACAGCAGATCCGACCCAGCGCCAGACCGTCGAGGTGATGATGGCCGAGACGTCGGGTGGCCGCTGGGCCGCCCGATCGACCGGCCGGGAGATGCCCCGCCAGAACGGCAAGGGCGACGAGCTCGAGATCGTCGAGATGTGGGGTCTGACCCAGCGAGGCGAGGCGATCCTCCACTCGGCCCACGAGCTCATCACCGTGAGCAGCGCCCACGAGCGCATGGTGGCCCTGCTCAACCACCGGGACCTGCGCAACCGCATCGCCAAGACGCTCAACGGCATGGGCCAGCAGATGATCGCCATGCGCAACGGCGCCGTGATCCTCTACCGCACCCGGACCAACGGCGGCGGCCGCGGCCTCGACGACATCAGCCGCCTGGTGGTCGACGAGGCGCAGCACGCCAAGCCCGAGCAGCTCGCGTCCGCGACGCCGATCCTCCTCGCGAACCCCAACCCGCAGATGAACTTCGCCGGCACCGGCGGCATCGCCGGCGTGTCGGACTGGTGGTGGCAGATCCGCCGCCGCGCCCTCAGCCCGGACCCTGGCCAGTTCGGCTACGTCGGCCACACCGCCGAGGACGTCACCCTCAAGGCCGACGGCACGATCCACCAGGCACCGATCGACCCCACCGACCGGGCCCACTGGTACACCGCGAACCCCGCGCTCCACTACGACCGGGCCGAGGAGGAGTTCCTCGAGGAGCAGCTCAAGATCCTCGGGCCGGCGCTCTTCGCCCGGGAGCACCTCGGCGTGTGGGACCCCGAGCCCGTCGCCACCGCCGGCGACATCGACCCCGATAACTGGGCGGACCTCGCAGACCCGAAGGCCGGCCGCGGTGCACGCGCCGTGTTCGGCGTCGACGTCGACGCCGACCGCCTCACCCACATCGCTGTCGCCTGGCACCGCCCGGACGACCTCGTCCAGGTCATGCTCGCCGACACCGGCGTCTCACCGCTCAACGCGCCGGCCCGCCTGCGCGACATCGCCAAGACCTGGCGGGGTCCGGTCATGCTCGCCGGGCCATCGATGATCTTCGAGGGCGAAGTGCGAGACGCCCGCCCCGTCACCTCCAGCGAGTTCGCCTCCGCCTGCGGCCGCCTCGAGGACCTGATCGCCGAGCACGGCCTCCGACACGGCAACCAGCCCGAGCTCAACGCCGCCGTCCAGGTGGCGCGCTGGCGAACCTTCGGCACCTCCGGCGAACGGTCGCTCCAGTTCGCCGGTGCTCCCACCGTCGGTCCCCTCGCCGCTGTCATCCGAGCGCTGCACGGACTCCTCAACGGGCTCGGCGTTCCCCCCGCATCGCCGACCTCCGCTGCCGCCAAGGGGACAGCAACCTCGACCTCGACCCGGTCCCCCACCGCTGACCTCTCCACCCTGTCGTTCTGAGGAGGTGAACCACCATGGCCGACGCCACCACCACCCCTCCCGCCCCGATCTCCGAGAAGGGCCACGTGGCCAAGACCACGAACTGGTGGACCTCCGAGGAGTACGAGCAGACCCCCGAGCTGCGCTGGCCGCTGTCGATCGACGTGTTCGACCGGATGCGCCGCAGCGACGCCCAGATCGCCTCCGTCCTCCGGGCCGTCACCCTCCCCATCCGGCGGACCAAGTGGCGCATCGATCCCAACGGCGCTCGCGACGAGATCGTGGAGCGCATCGCCACGGACCTCGGTCTCCCCATCGTCGGCGTCGAGGCGCCACGGCGTCGGTCCAAGGGGGCGTTCTCCTGGGAAGAGCACCTCCGGATGGCGCTCCTGATGCTGCCGTTCGGACACATGTTCTTCGAGCAGGTCGTCCACCCACCCGACGACCAGGGGTTCGTGCGCCTCCGCAAGCTCGGCCCGCGCATGCCCCGCACCCTCACAGCGGTGAACGTCGCCGACGACGGCGGCCTGGTGTCGATTGAGCAGGCCGCCGGCGCCACGAAGGTCGTCATCCCCGTCGACCGGCTCGTCGCCTACGTACACGACCGCGAGGGTGGCAACTGGTACGGCTCGTCGATCATCCGCCCGGCCTACAAGAACTGGATCATCAAGGACCGCCTCCTCCGGGTCCAGGCCCAGACGATCGACCGCAACGGCATGGGCATCCCGCTCTACGAAGGAGCCGAGGGCGAGGAGTCCCTCACCGAAGGAGCGAAGCTCGCTCAGGCGTGGCGGTCAGGCGACAACTCTGGGGCCGCCATCCCCAACGGGGCCAAGCTCTCCCTCGTCGGCGTCACCGGCACCCTGCCCAACGCCGACCCCGCGATCCGCTACCACGACGAGCAGATCGCCCGCGCTGTCCTCGCCCACTTCCTCAACCTCGGCACCGAGACGGGCTCGTGGGCGCTGGGCTCCACCTTCGCCGACTTCTTCACGATGTCGCTCCAGTCCCTCGCCGAGCAGATCGCCGACGTCACCACCCAGCACGTCATCGAGGACCTCGTCGACTGGAACTGGGGCGAGGACGAACCCGCCCCCCGTCTCGTGTTCGACGAGATCGGCTCGCGCAGCGCCGCCACCGCTGAGGCCCTCAAGGCCCTCGTCGACGCCGGGATCATCTTCCCGGATCGGGTCCTCGAGGAAGCCATCCGTCAGATGTTCGGCCTGCCCGGCAAGAGCGCGCCGGCCCCCACCCCCGCATGAGGAGCAACCCATGATCGATCACCGCCAGCGCCTCCAGGCGTTCATGCGCCAGGACCGCCAGCCGATCAAGGCAGAGGTCCCCACCGTGAAGGAGGGCGACGGCGCCGGAGCGACCACCGCCACCATCCGCCTGTACGACCCGATCGACAGCTGGGGCGAGTGGTGGGGCGTCTCCGCCAAGGAGTTCGCCGCCGCCCTCGACGCCCTCCCCGACTCGATCACCGAGATCCGCCTGCTCATCAACTCCCCCGGCGGCGAGGTCACCGAGGGCATCGCCGTCCTCAACCTCCTCCGCAACCACCCCGCCCGGGTCGTCGGGGTCGTCGAGGGCCTGGCCGCCTCCGCAGCGTCCTTCATCGCCGCCGGGTGCGACGAGCTCCACATGAACCCCAACGCCGAACTGCTCGTGCACGACGCCTGGGGCCTCTGCGTCGGGAACGCCGGCGACATGCGGGAGCTCGCCGACATCCTCGACCACCTCTCGGACAACATCGCCTCGGTCTACGTCGCAAAGGCCGGCGGCTCCGTCGCCGACTGGCGAGCCGTCATGGCCACCGACACCTGGTACTCCGCCGAGGGAGCCGTCGCCGCCGGCCTCGCTGACTCCGTCACCGAACCGGCCGCCGGCGCCCCTCCCGCCGCTCGAGTCGATCGCCCGATCTTCAACTCCGCCGGGCCCAAGCCCGCACCAGTCTCGGCAAACCCGCCGAGCCCCACGCCCCGCCCGGGGCAGGAAGGAGCGTCCATGTTGGACGTCACCGAGATCCGTGAGGCCCTGGGCCTGACGGAGGACACCAGCGACGAGGACGTGCTCACCGCCGCCCTCGATCGCCTGACCGAGCCGCCCGCTCCGGTCCCCAGCCCCACCCCGGAGGCGAAGCTCCCCGAGGGCGTCGTCGCCATCAGCGAGGCGCAGCTCGAGCAGCTGCGCACCGATGCGCAGGCGGGCGTCGAAGCCCGAGCGCAGCAGCTCAAGAGCGAGCGCGAGTCGCTCGTCCAGGCGGCCGTCGCCGACGGTCGCATCGCCCCGGCCGAGCGCGACGCCTGGCTGAACAAGCTCGAGACGGGGACCGGTGCCGAGCCGGTGCTGGCCGCGCTCAAGCCGGGCGTCATCCCCGTCAACCAGCTGGGCCACGGCGGCAACGCGGACCTCGAGTCCGACGACGCCCTCTACGCCGAGCTCTTCACCACGGAGGTCCCGGCCTGATGGCTGACTACCTGCCCCGCCACCTGCCCGGCAAGGCGATCACCCTCACGGCCTCGGCCGCGATCACCGGTGGTCGACTCGTCGTGGTCTCCGGATCCAACACCGTGGCCACTGCCGGCGCCGACTCGACCTCCGTGGTCGGTGTCGCCGCCAACGACGTGGCCGCCTCCGGCGACAAGTTCCTGTGCTTCCCGCTTCGCAGCGGCACGGTGCACAAGCTCGTCGCCTCCGGTGCGATCACCGCCGGCGCCCGCGTGGTGTCCGACACGGGCGGCAAGGTCAAGTCGGCCACCGCCGCCACGGCCGCCGCCGCCGCAACCGACCTCGGTGTTGCCCTCAACACCGTCACCACCGACCTCGACATCGTCGACGTCCTGACCGGAGGCTGACCCCGATGGCCTACACCTATCCCCCCGCGGCGCCGTCCCTCTCGGGCGACGTCGAGACGATCAGTCGGTTCCTCAAGAGCCCGACCCTCGTGCAGCGTCGTCTGCGTTCGCTCGCTGAGCAGCGCTACATCGCTGACCGCATCCTCACCGGCCGGTTCTCGGCCGAGGGTGGAGCGATCCTGTACGAGACCGGCGAGGAGGTCACCGCCGACGAGGCGCCGCGCGCCGTGGCGCCTGGTGCGGAGTACCCGCTCGTCGGCCTGTCGACCGGCACGGCCTCGCTCGCCAAGACGGTGAAGTGGGGCCAGGACTCGCTCATCACGGACGAGTCGATCGCCCGGCGGCAGATGGACCCGGTCAACCGGGCCATGTCGAAGCTCGTCAACGAGAACGTGTCCTACGTGGACTCCGTCGCCCTGGCGGCGGTGGCCTCGGCGGTCACGCAGTCGACGAACGCCCTCGCTGACTGGTCGACCGCCACGGCCGCCCAGATCCTCAAGGACGCGCTCCTGGCGAAGGCGAACGTCATCGCCCTCAACCAGGGGTACGACCCGGACGTGATCGTCGTCGACGACATCAACTACGCCTACGCCCTGGCGGCGTTCGTGTCGGCGGGCTACTTCGCCCGCGAGTCCGACTCGGCGAACCCGGCCCTCACCGGCCAGTTCCCGCAGGTCGGTGGGCTCCTGTGGCTCCCGTCCCCGAACGTCGTCGCGGCGAACACCGCGGTGGTGCTCGACTCCGAGCAGCTCGGCGGCATGGCCGACGAGCAGCTCGGTGGCCCCGGCTACGTCGGCAGCGGTCCCGCCGGCGTCGAGTCGAAGGTCATCCGGGACGACGACAACGATCAGTGGAAGCTCCGCGTGCGGCGCGTCACGGTCCCCGTCGTCCTCGAGCCGGCCGCCGCGTGGAAGATCGCTGCGATCTGATGGGGTACCTCGTGAAGGCCCCGCTGGTCCAGGCCCGCAAGGTGGACGGCTCGTTCGTCCACATCTACGAGGGCGGCTTCCTCCCCGACGACCCCGACCCGGCGCAGCTCGAGCAGCTGCTCGCCGGCGACATGGTCGTCGAGGCGGACCAGCCCGAACCCCCGGAGGTCGAGGCGGAGACGCCGAAGCCGCGCCGGGGACGCAAGTAGCGGGAGGGGCTCGTGGCCATCACGCTCGACGACGCGCTCGACCACCTCAACGTTCCGAGCGACTCCCCCGATCTGGGTGAGATCGCTCTGTACGTCGACGTGGTCAACGAGTGGATGTCGGCGCGCATAGCGGACACGAGCCCCTCTCCGGTCACCCTGGCCACGCTGTTCCTGCTCGAGCACCTCTGGCAGTCGCAGCGTGGCCCGGCGTCC